AAAGCACAAAGCACAAAGCACAAAGCACAAAGCACAAAGCACAAAGCACAAAGCACAAAGCACAAAGCACAAAGCACAAAGCATTTTCAGCACTTTTCGCACCAAATTTGTGATAAGTCTTAAAAATTGAGGGCTTTTTGCTCCCCATACTACAGTTAGGTAACCGGGGGAATGATGAGGGCTATATTGATGAAAAAAAACCTGACCTTTGAGCAGAAGAAAAAACGCGCTATTGCCATCATGAAGAAAAAAGGCATGTGGCCCAGCCTGTACGCGCCCCCGTGCCACATTTTTTTGTGGAAAATGGGCTTTAGCGTAGCCCCGCCTCCCTTTGCCCCTTTCTGGACAAATTTCCTTTGCATGACAAGCATAAATACGCTCTTTTGGGGGGCAGTCATGTGGATCGTTTTTTGGAAAGGGGAGACACAATATCTTTTCTCTGCAGCAGTGACCATTATCACTGTCGGAGTAACAGTCGGCCTTGTCATGTCAGCTCTGGAAGTATGGCGGGGAAAAGCCAATCATCTTCCGGCGTGGGATGAGGTTTAGCACCTTTCTGAAGCCTGCTGCATCGGATTTTAAAAAAGCCCACCCCGCCGTGGGCTTTTTTGAATTGCGGCCCGGCCCCCTGTCACAAAGTACCAAAACCCGCCGCAAATACCCCTGCTCACCCGCTGCAATTTCCGCTTAGTCGACGAAAATTATCACCTTAAATCAAATCATTAGATATTTAATACGTTTTTAATGTAGCGCCCTGTTTTTACCACCGCCCAATCCTTCATGGTCTATATTCTTATGGCTACATACAAGTGATGTGGTTACGAGAATATTTGTTCTGTTAATAACTTTGTTTTACTTTTTTACACCAGCAACAGATTAGCCCGCTTCAGGCGGGCTTTTTTGTCTCCCTGACTTTAAAGGGTAACCGGCCATGGCCCGTCTTCATTAACGGCAGCACACCTGCGCGTCTGCACCCCTCTTAACCGCAAAGGAACTTTTCAGCGCTTCTCTCTGTCAGGCGTGATCCTCAGGCAACATGCCATCATCCGCTAACGGAGCCATGCGGCATCACTACGCTAAAAAGGCTAATCAGCTTAAAAAACGTGCTTCTTCATCAGGTTAAGCACCTTACCGATCAAATTGCTTGATAGGCGGCACAAATCTATAAAGTTTGGGATGTGCTGAACGAGGCTTGCGCAGAAGAAAATGTTGCGATGTTCAACCGCCTGTAGATTCTCCAGAAGCTTTGCATCGGCCTGGTTTAGATTTGCGTGCAGCGTTCCTCTTCAAACCGTGCGGTCGGCGTAATGAATACCGTCTGCAGCCCTGACCTTCCGCCGCTCGCTTTCAGAAACTTGGTTTTATCGGATCACCAGCATTAACTCAGCTGCGTGAAAAGGATGCCATACCAGACGCTGGCAGCAGCGTATGAAAGTGTTTCCCTGCCTCGCCTTTCTCAAAGATAAAAATTTGTGTACTGCTCTCCCTAATCCTGCGCAAGATCGCAAAGAGAGGTCAAACAGACCTGGTCTCTTAAAGCGTTATGGCTCATTTGTCTTTTCGTGCTAATGTATAAGCATGACTTATTAATTAGGGTGAGTGCGATGGAATGGCTCGTTAACGGCAGAGTATTCAAACCATCAACTGATCAACAAATCCTACAGGTTACCGCTGACAAAAAATTAAAATTTATTATTTGGGTTAAATCTAACCATGAGATTCCGCTAAAGTGCACGCTCACGCCGGTCATTGACGGATATATAGCCAATCGTAACAAAGGACATTTTGTTCATATCGAAAAGGTCATGCGTTACAGCGACGAAGAATGGAAGAGCTTGCAACGCGCTTTAGTGCTAATCCCTGCAGAAGACAAACAGTCAAAGTAACGGCGTTTAGGTCATCTCCTGTATTACGTTAATTTGCAGCGTGTCATCATGCCGCACGATTTATCGTCAGGCGCAGGTGTGAACGACCAGTAGTGGCATGTTGGTCATCGTGCCGGTCACTCTAAAACCGCTCAGGGTAATGCAGGCCGCCAGTGCGAGAGCAATCGTTAGCAGTAGGATAGCGTCACCTCGGCTAGCACGGTGCCAGTTCCTTCTATTTGTAAAAACCCCATGCCGGGCATCAGGAGTACGCTGATATGCCAATGGCTTTCCCTTGATCGGGACTGAGGAAGATACATTGCAGTTCCGGTAGATTCGTTCTAAGCCACGTTTGTTGTCAGTTTGCTCACAGGATGAATACCCACACGGCCCCATGATTAATGCCGGGTGCTGTAGGGAGCAGAGGGAAAAGTAGCTGTTTTAAGAATAGCCGGGTTGGTTTTGAAGGGCAAAATGCGAGCCAGCGGAGGGTAATATGAACGGTTACTGCCAATTTTTTCACTACATGGCCGCTTTAAGCAAAGAACATGAGAAAGTAAGCGGAGTTTACCATTCCCGGAAGGGATATATTTTGGATGAGTTTCAGCCGTCCTTTATAGCCTCTGTAACTGCCCGGCACTCGGCCCGCCTGATGAAAGCAAACCCCTTTGCTTCCCGTCAGGCAGCACTGACAGTGTCGGGCAGCGTGGTCTTTTAAAGGCTAACTTTACGGGTTATGCCCCAACAGTGCCCGACCAGCCAATTAATCCTTTCAAATCAGCCTACTTACCGTACCAGCGCGGCTTATTGATGATGTGAGGTGCATTTAATGAAAGGCTTGTTGATGTAGGTAGCATCTGGGTTTTTGCAAGGTATTACCGCAAACTGATCCATCGCCTTAAAGGGCTTTGAGGTGGTTTGCGGTAATTTTTTGCCCCATACATGCCCCATGATCAAAACGGCTCCCGGTCATCCCACACTTTCATTACCTGCACCACCACCACGCCACGGATCAGCAGGTCGTCCAGCACCGCCCCTTCTATCGCCTCACCCTCCGGCGTGATTATCGCCCGGCCCATCATCTTGCCGATCCCCTGCTCGCCGAACAGCTCATAGCAAACCTCGTCGCCTGGCCGTGGCTTCAGTGATGAGTCCACAACGTAGCTCAGGTTGCCACGCTCAACGAGGAACGTTGCAGATGGATGAAGGATGAACAGCTTGTTCAAATCGATACGCGACTCTACATAGTCCTGTGCCGGACTGGGGAATCCCATACGGCCCCCTAGTTCGGATCGAACAACTGGAATGTGCGACGCTCACCCTCTTCAGTGGAAACGTCCCTGAAGCTGCACTGGTAGATTTCGATCCACTCGTTGGCCTGGCGCAGCGTGAAATGGTGATTGTACTTTGCCAGATTCTGCACAAAATCTACTGTAGTGACCGTGCGGCGGCCCTGCGGACTAATTTGGATACTCTGCCTGTAAGCTGTACCGATATCGTCATAGCGTGCCATATACCCTCCTGAATAACTGTTTTTATATACAGTATTTCATGGGTGCGCTGTAAAGCAACTGGCTTTCCGGTCAGGCGTCGAGCCCGTCGATGGCTTTCATGCGTTTCTGAAGCTCTATGATCTGGCTGTTTTTTTGCAACAGCAGTTCATTTAGCTTTTCGATAGCAAGAACTGCATCGCCGAGAATGGCATTTGTGTTCAACCCCCAAATGTTCTCGCCACTTTTAGGCATATCCGTATCAGCGCCGTTCTGCGGTCGATCGGCATAAGTTGCATCAACGGCATATGCATCCTGGGCAATAAATCCACGCTGCGGCTGCTCATATCTATAGTTGTTAATATCAACCTGATATCTGAGCCATTTGTAATCCTGAACGGCAGTACGCGCCAGTTTCAGTACCCTATCAAGAGCACTTCCTTCTGGCTTGCCCGCTTTAGTCTTAATACGGCCGTCAGACGCACTGATTTGAACGTTTCCGGCATTAGTCACAATTTTACCGTCGTGTCTGAATATGTGGAAACCGCTATCACCGACCCCGAAAATTAGCCCAAGATATTGCCCGGGAACGGCCGCAACTTGCTGGTACACTGTGGCCCCTACACCAACATCTATTTGTGTCCATCGATCGACGTCCAAATAGGTGTTACCAAATGCGTTATATCTCGCGCCGGCTGTATTGGTACGATAAGCCCCGGGCGCGTTATGTTGGATCGACCCGGTGATTTGCCCGCCAGATTTCTGTAAAGCCCCGTTTATTCGACCATCGTCACCCGCTGCAACGGTCCCGGAAGCACTGCCGATATTAGCAGTAGATGAATTACCTAACTGTAAGTTAGTTCTTGCCGCCGCGGTATCCTGAATATCTTTAAGGTTCTGTGATTTGTCGAGCTTATTAGCATATTGCGACGCCATATAACCCCAGCTCGGTCCAGTGAATGTGCTGCCGTCTGGCAGTTTCACGGTAATATTGCCTGTAACGCTGTATACCTGCTGCCAGTTGGCCTTTTCCTGAATCATGCCACGGATGACTTTCGACATATCATTCATGGCCTGCTGAGTGATAGCAGTCTGTAGTGTTGCGGGTACAGCATACCAGGCCAACCCGCTGGTGGATGGCCCGGTAAAGCTGGCCGCAGTAGTCAGTGAAGTATCGGATGTAATGCCTGAAACGATCAGCGTGTAAGGCACCCCGCCCACCACTACTCCAAGAAAGTCTCCCGTTTTAAACTCATTCGTAAATGCAGTTCCGGTACCGGTTACGGTTGCCGATCCATTCGTTAAAGCAATAGTGCCTGCTGGCATAGTTTTCTCCGGACGATAAAAAAACCCGGCTCAATGGCCGGGTTTATAGAATTAATGAAAGTTTAAAAATACTGACTACCATCAAGTATGTTTATCGGTAAGTTTGAGCCAGGGAAGCTTATCCCATAATTACCCAAGTTATATTTCGCCGTGCTTTTCCCCCGCGCCGCACGAACGCTTTGACCAGACATCATTATCCCTTTATTGAATATCTGGATAATACTTCCGCCTGTTTTTTCAAAGCCAATACCGGTGACACATAAAGGAATCATTGGCTTTGCAATGCCAGTACCCTGCCAGCTATCGTTAACGGATAGTGAGCCTTTGATAAAAAATGGAATGTAAAGTGAATTGAATGTGCATACGCCCTGAGCGTTATAAATGAATAAACCGTAATCCGGCATTCTTAAATTGAATCCGTTAGAAAACACCGCAACGTTTATCGTAGCTGGTCCGCCCGTTACGGTCATCACCTTGCGGCTGTTATCAAACTCCACCACCGCGCCTGGATGATCCCAGTTTGCGCAAACGCAGCAATTACCATATCCATCAATGCCGGAAGGGACAGCCCATTCCCCATTAACACTTACGATTGTCCTGTATACGCACAATCCTGATGTCATTACGTCAGTGATTGCCGTGAAGCTCGTGAGGTCATTCAGGAAATAGAGCCCGTAGTTATCCCCCGCGTCGATGCTCTGGTAAACATCGAAGTAAAACCACGGGTCCCCATCAATCGCCCCCTGCCCCTCAAGCTTATTATTGCTGAAGTTTATTGTGACCTGATTGCCATTAATACCTATTCCGGCAACTCCCACCCCACGGGGCACAGCAGAGGTGCCACCCTGATAGACCTTCCCGCCTGTAATAGGTACAACGAACAATGTGCTGTTTGCCTGTTTGTTGCCGATAGTGTAAGTGTATGAGGTCTTATCTGGCGCAGCCTGAATACGCTGCAAAAAACTGATAGCTCTACCGCCACCACCATTCAGATTGTAATACGTTGCCCCATTATCATTTGTTATCCAGCATCCCAACTCCGCCATTATGGCCTCGCTCCCAGTTTAACCATGGTGACTCCACTACCATTTCTTACACCGAACCCTGAAGCATCCATAAATGTGCCACTTACTGAAGAGCGAAAGTTAAGCTGGTTGTTATCTTTTCCGAACTGCCAGCCATTTCCTGAGGCATAACCAACTGACTCCAGCGTGCCCGAAATTTTCGCATTAGTGATAGCCGCATCCTGTATATTTGCGCTGGTTATCCAGCCCTCTCCAATGAAGGCCTGGTTAATCAGCACCTGGCCATCTTTGATAACGAACGGCGAATAGAGGTTGCCGCCGCTGCCGCTGATAACGACAAACTGGTTGGCATTCACTGCCAGGCGCGTATCTACCGACGAACCATTAATAGTGACCGCAACGGACAGCCCGGCGTCGTAGTTTGTACCGCCGTAGCGCAGCCCGGTTTTCAGTGTGTAGATTGCCGATCCACCGGTGGCATCAGCGTAAGCCGTGAACTTCTGCTGCAGCGCCGCCTGCGTCTGGGCATACTGTGCCACCACATCCGTTTCAAGCTGCGCGACAGAACTTTCCGCATCGGCGGCTACCTTCTGCGCCTGGAGTATGCCCGCGCGGTTCTCGCCGTAGGTGGCCCACTGCTGATCAACCGTTTCGTAGGTCGCCAGCATGTTCTGCAGTAGAGCTTCCGGGTCAGTTTCAAGCTCTGCTATCAACGCTTTGCCATCCTCTGCGGTCAGGAATTTATCGGTAACGTCTTTCAGAAGCGCAGTAGCGTCCACGTTCGACATGCCGCCGACAAACGCCGTCCAGTCTCCCTTGTTGCCGATCCGATCTACCAGCCGCGCCCGGTACCAGCGGCGAACGCCCGCGGGCATGGGTCCGTGCTGATAGCTCACACCCGGGTAAGGCACGTTTGCCAGCAGTAGTGGATTCTGGCCGTCGGCCGTGGTGGCTTGCTGGATTTCTGTGTAGGCCGTGTCGCCGGAGCCGTCCGGAAATGCCCAGGTAATGTCGATTGCCCATACCACGTCGTCGGTGGCTTTAAGGCTGAGCGGCGTGCCGGGCTTGCCGATCTTTCCGTTAAGCGTGGTGGATTCGGCGTAGCCCCACGGCGACGAAACTTCCATCGCGTTTACCGAGCGCACGCGCACGTCATAAACCCCGGCGTAAATCCCCTGGATGGTGAAGCCCTGCGAGCTGACCTGCCCCACGTTTACCCAGTCGCCGTTATCCTTACGCCACTGCGCGTTGTAGCGAATGGCGTTATCGGCCCTGTCCCACATCACCTGCATGGATGCCACGGTCAGGCCCTGGGCAACGTGGTCCACTTCGGTGATGGTGATATTTTTTGGTGCCTGCATCACGCCGGGCGGCGTAACGGTAATCGGCGCAGGGTCAATCTTCACGCCGTCGTCGATATAGCGGTATTTATTCGGGTCGTGCTGAACGCCGGACACGGTAAAGGTACCGTCATCTCCGGACGCGATGGAGGTCACGCGAAAGTACTGAATAGCGAGACTGTCGCTGTCAATAGCCCATACCGCGCCAGCGGCTGGCGTCTGACTGTAGGCCGTGCTGACGCGCATGGTTTTCTTGTCTGCGCTGACAGAAGCTATGGTTCGCGTCTGCGCGCTGCCGTCCGGCAGGTTTAGCACCAGACGATCGCCCACTGCATAATCGGCCACGCGGTCAAGGGTAATGCTCAGGCCATTAACGGCACTGACGCGTCCACCGTTCGGCTTGCCCGCCCGATAAGGGTCGGCCACGCCAATGATTTCCGCCGGCAGCGGGATATAACCGTCCAGGCCCACGCCAAAAGAGACAGTCCCGTCCTTCGCGTTCGACAGGATAGCCCAGCGTCCGCGCCTGTGCGCCTCGCTCTGTGATGTACAGCCGATGGCCGTCAGCTGAGTTTCATTGACGCCGTAGCGCTGCACCAGGTCAGTATCGTAAACGCCCTCAATCGTGTCGGAATAGTGGTTCTGCGGATCGGACCAGGACACCTGACAGGACGTGTAGCGGTTCTTGTACGTGCCGCCCGCGTAGGTGAACAGGCCGTCGATAACGTTAGAAGCGTGATAGACGAAATCCACATCATTCTGCGGCACGTCAGCTTTTACATAAATCTGGTCGTTACCCCAGAACGTGATCCCCCGAAAGATCGCCGCAATGTCCTTCAGCACGTTATAAGCGTCCTGCTGGCTCTGGATGTAAACGTTGCAGGTAAAGCGCGGCTCCGTACCGCCCGCGCCGTCCGGCACCATCTCATCGCAGTACTGCGCAATGGCGTACAGCTCCCATTTGTCGATCATGGTC